GCACCTTATGCCCCACCGGGAGAAATACCTGGTTATATGTATGCAAATCCTCATCTTAATTTACCGGCAAATCCGTGGCCCGAATATGCAGATGCAGAAGGATATGCTGAAGAGGCAATGCAACCTTTTTCGCGTGGCCCAGACGGAATAACTCCAGTATGGTCTTGGGAAATAAAAAATGAAGAATTCAGAAAACAACAAGAATTTGCAGAGAGAAAACATAGAGAAGAATATAATTCAATGGTAGCAGAGATGGTGGAAACAGAAAGACTTAGGCAGGAAGAGTATGCCGCTGAAAGACAACGCTATACTGATATGTACAATGCTGATTCCTTCTTTGATAACCTGGACAAAAATGCACCTCCTTCTACTTCTGGAGGATTTAATGTATTTGATATGATTCCCGGTACGTTTGAATCAGTTATAGACATGATTGACCCGGTAAATACAACTCCTACCGTAAATCCAGCAGTTAGTGCACTACTAGATCATTTTGGAATAGATCAGAAATACGAAACTCCACAAGAAGATATTGACGCTCTAATGGGTGATATTTTAGCAGAATAACCATGACAGAGAAACAAGACAGATTCATAGAAACATATGTCTTAACAGGCAACGCAACTAAGGCTGCGGTGGCTGCTGGCTATTCTGAAAAGACTGCTAAAGTAAAAGGCTCTCAACTAAAGGCTCAGTTCCAAAATGAAATACATAAAGAGACTCAAAGAATTATTGCTGACAAAGTACCATCAAGCATTAAATGGCTTACGGAGCTTGCGGAAGGAGCGGAGTCCGAGTCTGTTAGACTTGGAGCCATCAAAGATATACTTGACCGGGCTGGATTAAAACCTGTGGATAAGATAGAAACTACCAATATAGACCAAATGAGCGCAGAGGATATTGAAAAGGAATTAGCTGCTCTTGGATACAAGCACTAGAGCCTTAGAGTTAGTACGGTCCCTGAGAGGCCGTGAGAGGTTCAACAGGATCGATCAGTACGATCCCTACCCGTACCAGTGCAAGTTCCATAAAACCGGCTCAGAGGCAAACCAGAGGCTCCTGATGGCTGCTAACCGGATAGGCAAGTCTTTCTCCGGTGCTAACGAGATGAGTTACCATCTTACAGGACTATATCCTGACTGGTGGGAAGGAAGAAGATATACACAACCTATCACAGCATGGGCTGGCGGTGTCTCAAATGAGACAACCAGAGACATTGTTCAGTATGAATTACTGGGTTCCCCAGATGATCCTGAAGCATTTGGCTCCGGTGCGGTTCCTAGAAATAAAATAATAAAGACGGAACGTAAGCCGGGTGTACCAAACGCTAAAAGTGTTGCACTTATCCAACACGTTACGGGCGGGAACTCATCTTTATTCTTCAAAGCCTATGAAATGGGCGTAGATAAGTGGCAAGGACGTAGTGTAGACTGTATATGGCTGGACGAAGAACCCAGTAGAGAACTGTATAGTCAGGCTGTGACACGAACCTTAGACCGTAAAGGCATGGTTTATATGACCTTTACACCTGAATCCGGCATGACTGAGACTGTTGCAGGCTTTATGAACAACCTCCAATCAGGACAATCTCTTACAAATGCTACCTGGGATGACGCATCTGAGTCTATATTTTCCGTAAATGGAGAAAAAGGACACTTGAATGAGGATGTTATGACCCAGATTCTCTCCAGTTACTCTCCACATGAGAGAGAAATGAGGAGATATGGCAGGCCCAGCATTGGTTCTGGCCTTGTTTTCCCAATACAGGAAGACAAAATAATGATTGATCCTATACATATTGAGGATCATTGGGCTAAAATAGCAGGAATTGACTTCGGATGGGATCATCCTACGGCTGTAGTGTGGGTAGCCTGGGATAAAGATAACGATGAGATATATATCTATGATTGTTATAGGCAATCTAAAGCATCTCCATCCTCTCATGCAGAAGTTATAAGAAGAAGGACAGATTTTGTACCTATTGCTTACCCACATGACGGCAATAGGCGTGACAGTATGGGTAATCCAGGCTTGGCTGACCAATACAGGAACTTAGGCTGCAATATGTTGCTTGAACACTTCTCCAATCCACCCGCATTAGGGCAGAATAAAGGAGGAAACTCTGTAGAGGAAGGCTTAATGGATATGATACAGTATATGGAGCAGGGAAGGTTCCATGTGTTCAGCACTCTTGGAGACTGGTTTGAAGAGTTCAGGATGTATCACAGAAAAGACAGTAAGGTTGTAGCCTTTAAAGATGACTTAATGAGCGCAACAAGGTATGCAGTATTATCAAGAAGATTCGCTGTATCTGGTGGCGACACATCATGGACTAACGAGATAGAATACAAACACTATGGCATCATCTAAAATAACAGACGAAGAGTTACTAACCAGGGTTCAGTCAGAGATATCTGACTCTCTGGGGTATAGTGATACAATCTCCAAGCAGAGAGAAACTGCTATGGACTATTACTATGGACTTCCATTCGGTAATGAGGTTGAAGGTAGAAGTCAGTATGTTGACTCCTCTGTTATGGATACTATTGAGTGGATCAAGCCATCCCTTATGCGTGTATTCGCATCCGGTGATGAGATGGTTACATTTGAACCGCATGGCCCAGAAGACGTAGAGACTGCTGCACAGGCAACAGACTACGTTAACCACATCTTTACCAAAGATAACAACGGTTGGGAGATTCTGTACACATGGTTTACTGACGCTCTTCTTCAAAAGAATGGTATCGTTAAAGTCTGGTGGGATGAGTACGAAGACTGGAACCGTGAAGAATATAACAATCTAGACGAGCAAGAGTTTGATCTTCTTGTCATGTCTCCTGATGTAGACGTTGTAGAACATACTCCTTACATGGATGATTACGGCGCAAAGCACGATGTTGTTATTAAACGTAAGTCCTATACAGGTAGAGTAAAGATAGAGAATATTACTCCTGATGAATTCCTTATCAGTAGAGAAGCTAAAACAATACAGGAGGCTAGGTTTACCTGCCATCGTGTAATGAAGACTCTATCAGAGTTACGTCTTATGTATCCTGATGAAAGCCTGGAAGCGGAGGACTTGGGCGGCGGTGATGACATGGACGCCTTCTCTGCGGAGCGTCTTAGCCGTTATCAGTTTGATAAGTCTGCCGATTACTTTGGTGGCTGGGGAAGTATGGAAGAAGAGGATGCTCTAAGAACCTACTGGTTGCATGAGTCTTTCCTGAGAACTGACTATGATGGAGATGGTATTGCAGAACTAAGAAAGGTCTGCTCCGTAGGTAATAAAGTCTTAGCTAATGAACCTATTGATCGCATTCCTTTTGTAAGTATTACTCCAGTAAAGATACCGCATAAGTTCTTTGGTCTGTCAATAGCCGACCTTATACTCGATCTTCAACTAATAAAAAGTACGTTGATGCGAAATTTAATGGACAATATGTACAACCAGAACTTTGGTAGGTACGCAGTCCTTGAAGGTCAAGCGAATCTGGATGACCTCCTATCACAACGCCCAGGCGGTGTAGTAAGAGTCAAGTCTCCCAACGCTGTCATGCCTTTGGCTACTCCTCAGTTAGAAGCCTCTTCATTCCAGATGCTAGGCTACCTAGATGAGCAGAGAGAGTCCAGAAGCGGTGTAAACAAGTACAGCCAAGGTCTTAACGATAACGCCCTGACGAGCCATACAACGGCCACAGCGGTCAATGCTACCATGACAGCAGCACAGTCAAGAGTAGAGTTAATAGCAAGATCATTTGCTGAGACTGGTGTACGAGACTTGATGAGAACCATCTACGAACTGGTCCTGAAGAATCAGGATAAAGAGCGTATAGTCAAACTACGCAATAAGTGGGTTCCTGTACGCCCTGATATGTGGCGCGACCAAATGGACTGTACGGTTGCCGTAGGTATCGGTAATGGTAATCGTGACCAACAGTTGATGCACCTTACAACCATGCTACGCTTTGCCGGTGATGCAATGCGTGGCGGCTTGAAAATTGTCAACGAAAGGAATATGTACAACATGGGTGCTGCTCTCGTAAAGAACATGGGATTCCAGAATGTCGATGACTTCTTGACCAACCCAGAGATGGCAGAGTCACAGCCTGATCCTGCCGAGCAGGAGAGGCAAATGGAATTACAGTTAAAGCAGAAAGAGTTGGAAATTAAAGCAGGCGACCTTCAGTTGAAACAGCAAAGACTCCAACAGGATGCGGCTGAGGCAGCGGTTGAGGCACAACTGAAAAGCGCTGAATTACAACTAGAAGCCGAACAGAAGCGACCAATAGCTATAGGATGAACATTGCCATCTGCGGTATGGCCCAGCATGATAAATCTGAAGTAGACAATTTTAATGGTGAGATTTGGGGATTACCTTGGGACGAAGGAAGATGGCCTTTCTTTGATAGGTACTTTGAGATACATCCTCTTGATCTCCTGAGAAAACCAGAAGCGCAGCGAAGAGATGGATATGAAGACAGACTTAAATCACTTCCCATCCTGTATATGCAAGAAGCCTATGAAGACATACCTAATGCTATCAGGTATCCAGTTGAGAAAGTTGTAGATAACCTTGGGCTTGATTACTTTAACTCATCTATATCGTACTTAATGGGAATGGCTCTCCTAGAAGGAGCAGATAAGATAGGTATATGGGGAGTAGATATGGCTGATTTAGAGCCTGTTCCTGGCGATCCATCCTATATATCTGAGTTTGCTTACCAAAGGCCGAACATGGAGTACCTTATAGGACTTGCCAGAGGCAGAGGAGTAGATGTTTATATTCCAGAAAGATCGCCATTGGCTAAGTTTCATGGAGAAGGTATACCTTTAGGATTGATGTACCCATCATATCCTCAACGCTACGGATATTTATAATGAACAATGAACTAAGAGAGGAACGCGCCAAGCGCCTCCTCACCGATCCTTTGTTTGTAGAAGCATTTGAAGTATTAGAAAAGAATTTATTAAACTCTTGGAGTTCTTCAGGAGTTAATGAAATAGATGCCAGAGAACAAATCTGGCTGTCATTAAGACTCCTTGAACGGATACGCCTACATCTAACCTCCATTGTGGAAACAGGAGATATAGCGAAGAAGTTTAAGGAATACCACGTTTAGGAGATTATTATGGTGGATACGCAAGCAGCCCCACATTTAACAGGTGAACTACCAAAAGCACCCGGTAGTATATCCGAAGCCCAAGATGCACTGCTCGGACTCATGGACTCAATTGAGAAACCGGAAGAGGAAGAGAAAGCATCGCCGTCTGAAGAAGTAACTGAAGACGCTTTAGAGGAAGAATCTGATGAAGTTGAAGAAGAGTTTGAAGAAGAGGTTGAAGAAACCGAAGACGAAACTTTGGAGGATGATGAATCTGAGGAATCCGATGAAGAAGAAGTTGAAGACGACTCGGAAGAGACTACTCTCTATACTGTAACAGTAGACGGAGAGGAACATGAAGTCACGGAAGAAGAACTCGTCAAAGGCTACTCCCGACAAGCGGATTATACAAGGAAAACTCAACAACTTGCAGAATATCGAAAGCAAATAGACCAAGCAGTAGAACAGTACAAAGGTGAAATTGCCCAGACTCAGCAAGCCAGAGAACAGTACGTTAGCGCAGTCGCACAAGCAATTGAAACTAACTATTCACATCTACAGCAATTCCAGAACATTGATTGGGAAAGGCTTAAAACTGAGGATAGAGAAGAATACCTGACTAAGCGAGATGATTATCGTCAAGCCCAGGAGCAGATTCAATCTCTACAGACAGCACAAGGAGAAGCCCAGCATCAAGCAGAAGCCGAAGCTCTAAAAGAGCATCAGCGAATGGTACAGGAAGAGCATCAAAAGATGGTTAGTAT